TAATCGACCCAACCATCAGGAAGGAGGAAGAAGGCTGGACATCGGAGATCTGGGCCACCTTCAACACCCGGTTCAAGTTCGACACCCTGTACCAGAAGTTCGTTGTCCAGAGCCCCCCGGACGATAGCCTGGTCATCTTCAGTTCATTCGAGGACAACCCGTACCTACCCAAGGTCTTGATGAAGCAGCAGGCCGACATGTGCGAGCGGGACTATGAGAACTGGCTACACATCTGGAAGGGAAACCTGAAGGAGCTGTCCAAGGGCGCCGTATTTGGCAACCAGATTACCGAGGTCAAGAAGAGCCACCGGCATACTTTTATCAACGTCGAGAAATCATGCGAGGTCGACACCTTCAATGACGTCGGCAAGAATGACCCATGTGCCTGGTGGTTCCTGCAAAACGCCGGGGGTCAGCTCCGGTTCATCGACTACTACCACGCACGCTTTGAGGACATCGACCACTACGTCAAGGTATTGAAGGCGATGGGGTACAACTATGGCCGGCACTGGATGCCTCACGATGCGGACCATGACCGGCTCGGCATGACTCGAAATATACGCGAACAGTTCGAGGATGGTGGCATCAGACCCATCGAAATCGTGGATCGGATCAGCGACAAGGAGATTGCGATTCAACAAGGGCGTGATATGATGTCGAAGTGCTGGTTCCACCACCACGTTGATGACCGCCCGGAAAATGAGTGCGAAGGCTACATTCATTGGCTCCCGGAAGGTTGGCGAACCAGAGCGCACCGAATGGAGCGCGGGTGGGAAATGATCTGCAATTACCGTTACAAGTACAACGATGATAGCGGAGAGTTTGGAATCAAACCCCATCACGATATCGCTTCAAATGCCGCCGACGCTTACATGCAAATGGCGCAATCTTACGAACCACCCGAAGCAGAGGATTGGTTCAACAAGGAACTACCTAATCCAACAGGACATATCGTCTAATGGCACGAGCAAAGGCAAAAGTAAACTCAGAAAAGATGACGGAAGACCAACTGGCTGGCATCATCAAAGGACACTTGGAAGATGGCCTTGGCAGTGACCTGGGCGACATATCCACCGGACGCGAGGAGATCTTCGACCGTTACATGGGCGAGATGTACGGCAACGAGCGCGATGGTGAGTCTCAGGTAACAACCCGGGACATCTTCGAAACTATAGAATGGGCGCTTCCCCCACTACTGCGACACTTCACCTCTGGTGGCCGGCCTGTCGAGTTTGAGGCCGAGGACGAGCAGGACGAGCTCGCAGCCGAGCAGGAGACCGAGGCGGTACAACAACAATTCTGGAAGGACAACAACGGCTTTACGATACTTTACCTGATCTTCAAGACCACGATGATGAACCCGAACGGGTATATCAAGGTCTGCCGGGACGATGGCGTCAGGACAGTATTCGAGACCTACCGCGGCATGGACCTGGGCGACGTCGCGATGATCAACGACGACGACGAGCTCGAACTGATCGAGGCTGAAGAGTCAGAGGATGACCCGGGCATTTACACGGTCAAGATCAAGCGTGAATTGAAGCGCGGCAAGAACCTGGTGCTGGTCCTGCCCGAGGACGAGGTGGTTGTCGATGGCGATTGGCCTGACCTCGACCTGGACGATTGCCCCTTTGTGTGCCACTACCCGGAGAAGACGCAGTCCGAGCTGATTCAGATGGACTACGACGAGGACGAGCTCGACGAGGTGTACTCTGCCGGCGGCGAGGCGTACAACTCCGAGGAGACCAACCGGCGCACCACGAGCGACGAGACTTACTCCGACGACGAGACTCACAAGGCGCTGCGGAAGTTCCGATACCACGAGTGCCAGATGTTGGTCGACTTCGATGGAGACGGCATTGCCGAGCGGCGCAGGGTGGTCATGATCGGGGACAAGATCTTCGAGAACGAACTGACCGACGAGCAGCCCATCATCGCAGCATCCACGATCCTGATGCCCCACAAGCATGTCGGCATGAGCATGGGCGAGATAGTCCTGGACCTCCAGGAGATCCGCACCACGGTCTGGCGCCAGCTACTGACCAACATGTACCGCATGAACAACCCACGGACCATCGCACTGAAGGGTGCGAACATATCCGACATCATCAGCAACCGATCCAACGGCGTTATCCGGGCGAAGTCTCCAGGGGACGTTACTATCGAGGACACCAAGCCCATCATCGGTCAGGTCATTCCATTACTACAGCTTATCGATGAAACCAAGGACATGCGGACGGGCATCACCAAGCAGTCCACGGTCCCGGACCCAAAGACACTCCAGGCATCCGGGCAGGAATCGTACCTGTCGTTTGTCGAGAAGGCTGACCAACGTATTGATCTGTTGGCCCGTATCTTTGCCGAGACCATCGTCAAGCGGATGTACATCAAGTTGCACGCGCTGATCCTAAAGCACGGCGACACCAAGCAGATGAAGACCAACGGCCAGTGGATCCGGGTTGACCCGACATCCTGGCGCCGACGCGAGAGCATGACCATCCATGTAGGTCTTGGGGTAACGTCCAAGCATCAGAAATTGGCCGCGGCACAGATCATCAAGGCCGACCACGATATGCTGATCGACAAGGGCGCTATCGCTGACCCTCAAGCCGGCAAGCCCGGGCTGATTACTCTGCAGCATGTCTACAATGGCCGTAAGCTCCTGGTCGAATCACTGGGCGAGCTCGGCGTGGACAAGTACTACCAGAACCCGCAGCAGATCCAGCAGAAACCACAGCCGCAGAAACCCGATATCAACATGCTGATGATCCAATCCAACGAGCGCATCGAGGGCGGCAAGCGTCAGAACGAAGTGATGAAGATGCGAAGCGAGGCCCAGATGAAGATGATCACGGGCCAGAAGGAGTACGCGCTACAGGAGCGCAAGTTCCGTTTCGAGGAGATCGAGGCGCAATACGAGCAGAGGATCGAAGCGGCCGAGCTCAAACTGAAGAACGATGCTGCCAATGACAAGCTGGAGATTGAGATGCACAAGAACGAACTGGAGGCCTTGAAGGCCAAACTCGATGACGCGCAGAAGGACGAGGCGTTGAGCGTGCAGAAGTTTGAGGCACAGCTCGCGGCCGACACCCAGATCATGCTGAAGATGATGGACCTGGGGCAGGATCCCGGGCCTATCGTGACGGAAATGGTCAGGGCAAGGGAGGGCATCGCCGCATCGCAGGATTCAGTGCAAGGCACCCAGACCCAGATGCTCGAGTCATTCCAATCACTGGCATCGCAGATCGACCAGAACACTGCCGCCGACCGCCAGGTTAACGCCGAAAGCCAGGACATCACCAACCAACGACTCGCGGCCGCTAACGAGGCGCTGGGCAGGATGGCCTCAGTCATCGATGAACTGCGCCAGCCGAAGCAAATCGAGTATGACCTGAACGGCGAGATCGTCGGCGTCAAGAACCCGAACACCGGGCAAGTCAGGCCACTGGTCAGGGACGAGGAAGGTAAGCCTGTAGGATTGGCGTGATTCTCTTAGCTACCATCCGACAGAGCGCCACTAATTTTATGATGAACGAGTTAGGGAGGGAGAACGTCATCCAGAAGCACTGCCACCCAGATCTGCTGGAAGGTATCGAGGGCTACGACCGGGTGGTGATGACGTATCGCGACCCGTACCTGGTCGGTGCTGCCTGGGCAAATCGGCGCGATTGGCAGGAAGTCTGGGATGAATGGATGATGACATGGTCTGCGTATGCTGCATTACTGGACTACGCTGACGAGGTTGCCCTGGTTGCCGAGTTCGAAGGCCCAGTGGTGAAACCGGGCAGGGATGATAAAGGCGCGCACAAGGCGTACTCAGGGGGCGACATGGCTAAGTACTACGAACTGGTCCCGAAGGAGTTAATCGACCACGCGCTCGAAATGAGTCGGACACTGAGGCACTGATGGGACCGTGGGAGCAACTTTTATACGGCACGCTGGCGGAGAAGCAGCAGAACCGGGTGAACCGTGCCGAGATGGTGCCGTCTGGTAATGCCGAATGGGCTCTGAGAAACGAGCAAGACTACGGGAGCATGATCGACAACCTCGAGCCTGCGCCGTGGATCCCTGACCCAGGCACGCAACAACTCAACCAGGAGATGAGCTACG